GCGGGCTGAAGTCAAAGGACGGGCTGCGGTCCGTCATGGGTTTGGCTGTCAGGCACCCGGACAATGTTTCGGGAAAGTCAGGGCCCAATATGCTTTGGATCCTAGATGAGGTGATTGGCATACCGAACAACATCATCGAAGCTATTCTAGGCACGCAAATGGGTGGCGCTTGGATGGCTATTGCCAGCAACCCGACCACATCGGACCCTACTAACTTCTTCTGGAAAGCGTTCAACGATAAGAACCAAAGGGGGCTGTACAGCCTTCACACGATCTCAAGCCTCGACTCCCCGAACGTCACGGGTGAGTGCAAAGTACCGGGCCTGGCTGAGCCTAACGCGATAGAGCAAGCTCGAGTCAGGTGGGGCGAGGACAGTCGCGAATGGCGCAATCGCATCCTAGGTGAGTTCACGACGCAATCCGAGGGCCAAATGCTCAGCGTGGAGCAGTGGCAATCGGCCATAACGCGAAATGACGTGAACCTAGAGCGCCCGCAGGCATGGGAGGCGGACGTCCTGCACATAGGCGTTGACGTGGCGGGCGAAGGCACAGACTTGTGGACGGCCTACATACGCCGGGGCTGCCAATCGATCGCCTGTGAGCATGAGCAGTTTATTGACGCAGCGGCGGGCGTTGCCTGGCTAGAGGCCATAATCTTGCAGTACCGCAGGGACCGGGAGCCAGTACAGGTCAAGTACGACGGCGAAGGGCAGTACGGCGCGGAATTCGGCAAGGAGCTAGCGCCTTTGCGGCGGAAGTATCCGGAGCTAGTGATCAGGCCGGTGATATCACATGCGGATGATCCGACCGGAAGATTTGCACGTCTGCGTGACGCAATGGTCGAACATGCCGTCACCCGAATCAAGCGCGACTTTGGTGTGCTGCTGATCCGAGAGCTAGAAGAAGAGGCCCTAGCCTTGGAGCGTGACCTTGATTACCGGGACGCGTCGAACCACGGGCGAACCAAGGTCAAAGAAAAGAAGCACCTAAAGAAGAAGATCGGCAGGTCCCCCGACCGGTTAGACGCTATGATCTATTCGCTGTGGGAGGGGGCGATCGGCGTAGTCGTTGACGCCACCCCGGCCAAGCCCGCAGTCGTCGTGCCGATACGACCGCGGGGGGTTCTCAGCGGGGTGAATCCGCACAGTTTCAAGCTGGCCGCATGAGCCCACCGCCGCGGAGGCCTTCAGCTGCCTCGCAATGGACGATCAGGCCGCGGGCTAGCATGCGGCTGACGGTGTCGTAAGTGAACCTGTGAGCTCCGTGTGCGTATCTACTACCGCGTGCGCGGTGTAGCGCGGCAGTAGTAGTCCCCGGGTGGGATTCGATATAAGATAGAAAGTCGGCTTGTTTCGAGCTGCGAGGTGACTTGCTGTTTGACATAGATATACCTTAGCACAGATTCTTATGAATCAACAACAAATCGACTTTCACCTGCGCGATAGTTCTCCGGGCCGAATCCGTACGCTTGGCACGTTCCCTGCAAGCGCGCTATAGTATCATCGACCGCGGGCTCGTCCGCCGTCCTGCCTCGATGAGAAGTAACTCCAAAAGCAGTGGCCTCCTTGACGCGCTCCTTGCGCGCAGTGCCTACGTGGGGCAACCCCAGGCGAATTGGCCATCGATCCGTGACCCAAGAATCGAGGCAGGGCGGCGTGCATTAGGCGGCCACCTAGCGCTGCGTCCGGAATTTATAACGGATTGGCTGCTAGAGAATCGTAAGCGCGCCATGCAGGATGCGGTTGCCGGCGATCTGTTTTCGGCTGCGTTGCTGTGGAAAGCTGTGCTAGGCGACGGCGTATTTAGTGGCGTGCTGAACCTGCGTTGCGCCGGCATATCGACTTTGCCAAAGAAGTTCCGCGGGCGTAGTGAATACGTTGCGGAGCTGCAAGCGGGGCACCGTTCCGTGCAGTCCGTGCACGACGCGCTAGTCCCGCCCGACCAGGCCAAGCTGATGATTCAGGACGGTATCGGGCTGGGCGTTGCAGTCGGCGAGCTTGTCCCTGTCGTGGGCCGAGAATACCCCGTGCTTCGGAGGCTACCGCCCGAAGGCCTTTGGTACCGCTGGGCTAGCAACACTGGTTCATGGCATTACCGCACGGCTAGCGGAGGGCTGCTACCGATCACGCCCGGCAAGGACGGCTGGGTCTTGTGGGAGTTTGGCGGGGTGGACGCGTCCCCATGGGAGCGAGGTATTTGGTACCCCGCTTCGCGCGCATTTATCCTAAAGGAAAATGCTGCACTGTGCTCGGGCAACCTTGAGCGTGGCATGGCCAATCCTGCGATCGTAACCACGGCCCCCATCGGCGCGAGTCAAGAGCAGCGTGAAGGGTGGTTCACCGCGTTTACGAACTGGGGCGTAAATTTCTTAGCGAGCGCACCTAGCCCGGGCTTTGATGCCAAGGTTCTCGAAGTGGGCGGCGAGGCTTCCGACATCTTCGACAAGTCGATCAAACGTTGGAACACGGAGCTTACGATCTGCGCAGCTGGTCAAGAGGTCACAACGACGGGCGGTTCGGGTTTCGTCAACGGTGACATGTGGCAGGCCATCCGAAAAGAATTTATCAAGGAGCCTGCTGACAGCTGGGCTTACTGCGAGAATACGCAGATCATCCCGCAGGGCTGGACGCTTCCAGTTCATGGCGAGGATGCGCTGAATGACTCGCCGTGCATTTCGTTTGACACTCGTGGCCCTGCCGAAATGACGAATCTGGCACAGTCCTGGATTCAGCTTGCGTCAGCGCTTGAGAAGATCGAACCGGTTTTGCATAAGCATGGCATGGCCATTGAGTTCCGTGACGTCGTTGCCGAGTGGGGCATCCCGATCAGTGACGAGCAAGATGGTGCGGGTGGGCAAAAGATTGACTTGGCGTCACTGGCTGAAGTCGTGAAGTTGGCCAAAGAGGCTGGCTTCGAACCCGAGGCAGCGTCGATCACTGTGTTACTCGAGAAGCTTTCAGGCGTTGCCTTTGCCAAGGCTGCTCCGGAGGTCCCTGCCGCGAAGCCGGGCATACCAGCACCTAAACTCACAGCAATTCCAGGGGGTGCAGCATGACCGAACAGTGGCAGCCTCGCGGTTTGCTGATGGCCTCGCCCAAGGCCTTGGGGATGGTAGTAGCTGGCAACCCTTCGCCCGCAAATGTTATCACGCCCGCGCTTGCGTGCGTTTACCTTCGCGGGCCTATCGAGCACCATGCCAGCGCGCTGTGCGACTCCTACGACGCTTACAAGGAGCGCCACAGGGTAGCCGCCGCCAGTGAGGCCCGGTGCGGCTTGCTGCAGGTTGATAGCCCTGGCGGTTTCGTGTCGGGTTGCCTCGACACCGTGTCAGAGGTCCGAGAGATTTGGCGTGCCGCAGGTAAGCCCCTGATCGGATACGTTGACGGCGAAGCATGCTCGGCCGCGTACGCGCAGCTGATGGCCTGCGATTATATTTTCGTCCCGCCTACTGGCGTTGTAGGTTCGATCGGTACGACGGAGAACCTCCCGGACGTAACGCAAGCTGACGCAATGGCTGGCGTCAAGGTCCATGTCGTGATGTCAGGCGATCGCAAAGCGGACTACAATCCGCACGTTGCCAAAACGCCAGAAGCACTGGCTGCGGTGCAAGGCGAAATTACGGAAGTCGCCAAAGTTTTTTGGGGCGTTGTGTCCGCTTCGCGCGGGATATCGTCGGAGCAAGTGCGTTCGTACCAGGCCCGATCGCTTATCGGCCAGGCCGCAATTGAGGCTGGTTTAGCCGATGCGATCGCAACCGAAGATCAAGTTATTGCCATGCTGACGCGTGGTGAGATACCAGTTAGACAAGTGGCCGCCATGGCCGAGAAAGTGAGCAAGCCAATGGGATTCGCAGAAGCGATGGCGGCCATGCAGGCCGTAGTTGAAGATGAGGGCACCACGCCCGAAGATAAAGAGAAAGCGCGCAAGTGCATCTCTCACATGAATACGGCTCCGAAAATGGAGTCCGAGGAAGCACCCAAAAAGGACGATGATGCGCCGCCCGCCAAGCATGACGAGCCCGACGGCGATGAAGGCAAGAAGGCCTTGCGTGTTGCTAAGAACGCAGAGGAGTACGCCCGCGCTGCTCTGCTTGCATCGCGCAGCGACTTCACGCCCGAGCAGGTAAAGACGCTCTCCAAGTTGCCTTTCGAGGCAGTCCGCGAAGCCGTCCAGACCTGGCCCCGCGCGCAAGCATCCAGCACCGTTGCCGATGCGATGTCAGCGAATAGCGCACGGTCGAGCAAGGCTGCCGCAGCCGTCGTACCCGTTGGCAGCGAGCCGCAAATGGCGCTATCTAAAGAGGGCGCATCAGTGCTTGCACAACTTGACGAAAGACTCGGCATTGACGAGTCCGACTTGAAAGCCGCCCGCAGGGGCAAGCGTTCGGAGGATGGTTACTGGGAAGTTCCATCGCTGACCGTCCGAGAGCAGAATCAAATGATCAAAGAAGCCAAGGCGCCGAAAGCCGCCCGGGGGAGCAACTAATGACCGCCACTACGCAAAGCATTCTCAAGGCAGCGACTAAGGTCCTGCGTTACCCCCAGCTGATCCTGCTCTCAGGGCAGAAGGTCTATCGAAACACTTTCTCGTGTTTCAATGGCTCGGGCAAAGTGGTTGGGCCGTCTGCGGCTACCACGCTTCTTACGATCGGCCGCTTCGCAGACGACTACGACGCTAGCGCCACGGGTGCCAACGCGGATATCAAATGCGTCGTTGACCTTGGCCGTGACGTCTGCACAGAAGCATTCGTCAATGACACAGTCAACCCCGTGACGGCAGCCGCAGTCGGAAACGTCTGCTACTTGCTCGACAATCAGACCGTTACGATTGACTCCACAAGTCATTCGATCGCAGGTCGGGTTTGGGAAGTCAACACCACGGAAAACATCGTTTACGTGCAGGTACTTGAGACAGTCACGACGGCCACAAGCAACGCCAAGACCGCGACTCTCGACACGGCAACGGCGAATTTCACTGGCAACGACTGGGCACCAGCTGCGGCTACCCTAGTCAGTGGCACTACGTTCGTGATTGGCTCGGGTTCGGGCCTAGCGGCTAACGCCACTCTCACCCTGCCGGGTTCGGGTGTTGCTGCGGGTACCGAAGTTCGCTTCGCGGCCAACGGCGCACAGGGCGCGTTCACAGTCACGATCCGGATGGGCACCACGGCGATCACCTCTACACTCACCGCGTCAAAGCGCTGGTCGGCTCGCGCCGTCAACGTCGGCGATGCAACCACTTCAATTTGGGTCGTTGACTACACTGTTGACGCATAAGGAGCACTTAGATCATGACCGGTTTTATCGACCCACCGTTTACTTTCAGCCTCGAACAGAGGCTGCAGATCATACAAGAGCGCCCCTATCTGGCGCTCCGGGATAGCGGAAACCTTTGGTGGCCAATGGTTGCCAAGGTTGTTCCCGCGACTGGAAAAAAGCTCATCAGCAACTGGATTCTGCAGACTGCTTACATCGAAAATCTCGGGCAGTCTACCGACCTTCCAACCCGTGAGCTCGCGATCGTTGACACCACTTTCACTCCCGAGAATGTCGGCGAGCGCCTGGTGCTTGACCTGAACAGCTTCGAGGATTTGGATGGCGGCGGGATTGACGCGTTGACAGAGTGGACCGAGCAAGTCTCGGCCGATTCGGCGCACTACCCACAGCGTCAGATTGAGGCGTTGCTAACGAATGGCACCGCGGCAAGTACTGCGGATATGACATATGACGGGTCGGTATTCTTCTCCGTCGATCATCCGCTGAACCCCAAGACTGGCAAGGTCAAAGGCACGTTCGCTAACTACTTCACTGGCACGGCTGGCTCCGGTGGTTGTCCTTCAACGGACGCAAACCGGGACGCATACCCCGGCGCAGTTCCGATTGACGAAAGCGTGGCTTTTGAAACTGCGTGGCTCAACCTTCGCAAGATTTACGGCTACATTGCTTCGATCCGTCAAGCGAACAACATTCAGCCCCGGTTCCTTTCGCCGTGGGCCATCAAGTGCCATCCTACAATGGCCCCCCGCGTGAATTCTCTTCTACAAGCCAAGTTCGCGTCGTTCTCAAATTCGAGCACGACCACGGGCGGCGGCAGCACGGACATCCAAGGGCAACTAACGGAGCTCGGCTACGTCAAGGTCCTGAAGGCTCCCGAAATGCCGGCTGATGGCCGCTATCAGGTGATTGCGTCGCAAGTGCAGTCGAGCCAATTGGGTGCCATCGTTTGGGTCGAGCGCAAGCCGTTCGCAATCCAAACGTTCTGGCCCACGGACGGCAAGAATGCGGACCTAGCGCGGCGTAACCAAATGGAAGCGCACTGCAGAGCCCGTAACGTTGCAGGCTACGGCAAACCCGAGCTGATTTTCGAGTGTCGCAAGACCTAAGCAGTAAGTAGACTTGCCCCGTCCGGTTTTCGGTCTGTTTTCCGGGCGGGGCGCTTTTTACGCCCAATGGTAGCATGTCTCAATACCTAACCCCCGAAGAGTACGCGTTGCTCACGATTATGCCGCAAAACGGTGTGGATGAGCTTATGACGCAATACCCCGGTTGGTTGGATGCGATGCTAGTATCATACTCGGGGATGATCGACGCACGACTGGCCAAGCGCTACGCTACGCCGTTTGCCGCGCCCGTCATTGCTCCGATCAAGCTACTCCTGACCAGACTTGTTGACCCGATCGCATACACCAAGCGCGGAGTTGACACGAGTGACGCACAGCAAGACCGTTTAGACGCGCTATACAAGCAAGCGGAGCTGGACCTTGCAGAAATGGCCGATTGCGAGGTTGGCAAATACGATTTGCCACTCCGCGCGGACCTCCCAAACATTTCGGGGCTCAAGCAGCCCGCAGTTTTGACACGCTACGAAAACACGGCGTACGAGTGGCCACGCAGGCAGCTCGAGAAAGCGATCCTACGCCGTGGCTAATAACGATCAGGCATTCGCAACGGTTGACGGCTGGATCAAGTCCCTGCAGGCCGTGCCGGGCTTCGTGCAAGGCCTTCCGGCGCAGATCGCGCCTATTGCCAAGCGCGAAGGCGACAAGGCAATAGCCGAGCATCGGTCCTTAGACGGCGAAGCCTGGGCACCACGTAAAGAGGACGGCGCGCCAGCCCTCGAAGGCACGCAAAAAGACTTCTCAGCTGCGCCCTCGGGCAATATCTTGTGGCTTCGCATCAAAAAGGGCCTTACTTTTAGTCAATTTGGCACGAAACACCAGCAAAGGCGCCGATTATTGCCAAAAATCGGGCTCCCGGACAAACTTGGCAACGCTATCCGTAATGGTGTGATCGAAATGGCGCCCGAGTTTCTGACCCGCAAAGGGGGTCATAAAGGCCCAACTAAGGGGGTCAAATGGCTGTAAAAACGGCTTTTTCGACCCTTGTAGGCCTCGCTAACGCCGATATGGCCGCTCGAGTTACCGATCTTGAAGCTGTTTTCGGCTGGCGCGAGGTTCCACGGCAGCAAACCAAGCCCCGGCGTGTGGTTTGGGTGCCCGGAGACCCGACGGGCAAGGCTGGCAAGCTCTTAGGAGCCACCAAAGCGCCGATCGCAACGGTAACCCGCACCGGGCAGGCAACGGTTGCACGCAATCTAGCCGACCTTGACGAATTGTTCACGGTCTACGTTCAAGCGTACGACCCGACCGACCCAGCCAACGAGGCCAAGCAATACAACGAGACCCGGATGCTTTTCGATGCTCTCATTGCGGCTATCTACCGGGTTTCGCATGGCGCGCACGCGGTAGGCGTTGTGCACGTTGACGATCCGATTTGGAGCGTCAATCAAAACGAGCAGAAGCATGGTGGGCGCCTGACAGTTGTCGGCCACGTACGCTCGCCAATACCAGACGATCCGATCAATACCGCTTACCCGACTACCGTTCATGTCGGGCCTGATTCAACGACCGTGCTACCTGCACGAGATCAAGACATTCCCGTAACGCCCACACCGTAAAAGGGTACCAATGGCAGTCCAATCAGTTACCACGACCAAAGATCAGCGCCCCCTCCCGGTCACTCCGGGCGGTGGGAAATACTTCGCGGTGCAAGGCCCTGCAAGCCTAGGCGCGTACGATACACCGACCGTGTTCACGCGCGTTACGGACGTCGTTGCCGCGCACGGCCAAGGCCCGGGCGTGGAAGCCGCTTGCATTGCTATCGGCCAGTACGGCTCTGTGCTGTTCGTTCGTACACATGCAACGACTGCAGGGTCTGCGGGCGCAGTTACCACGACGCGCGCAGCAGTGGCATCACCAGGCTCGGCCTCGACTTCGGCCGTTACCGTTGACGCTGGCTCCACGTACTTGGGCGACTTCGAAATCGGGATGGTTGTAACTCGAGTCGTGCTAGCGGCTGGCACGGTTGCCACGCAAGGCACCTTGGGCACCGACCACATTTACGTGCAATGCTCGACCGATAACTTCCGGACGTTGCTCCCGGAAGTCAAGCTGCCTGACACATCGACTTTCGTAATCGAAGTGGCCAACACTGTCACGGGCTTTGACTCTGGCGTTCAGCTCGACTGCGCTGCGGGCACGCTGACAGTGGGCGATAAGTTCACCGCGACGATCACTGCCCCGGCTTGCACCACTGCTGATCTCGTTACGTCGAATGCAGCGCTTGCAGCTACCGCGCAGCCTTGGGAGATCGTACTGCTTGCGTCAACGATTAGCGATGCAACGCCTAGCACAGGCGTTAGCAATTCGATGGATCAGCTGATTACGAGCATGGCCGCCCGCGGGCTCTATCGCTGCTGGATCGGCAACGCTGCGATGCCAACGGCTGCGCAAACTGACGCGCAGTATCAAGCTGCAGCGGCTATTACGAACTTTGCTAGCTACGGTAGCCCAACGCCTGCGATGATTACCGCACGCGCAGTGCTGACAGCCTCGCAGAACCCCACCAACCCGAGCCAGTATATCTTGCCGCTTTCCTATTCGGCAGGGCCTTGGATCAATAGCCTCCCGTCGGAGATATCTCCCGCGGACAAGGACCTGGGTGGGATTCCCGGCGTCGCGATCAGCGACACCCGAGGCAACCCGCTACCCCGCACGGGCGATGAGTCGTTGACCCCCGGCCTTGACGATTTCCGCTTCGCAGTCGCCCGGACTTGGAGCGACAAGCAAGGAGTGTTTCTCAACCTGGCCACCCTGATGGCCGCGAACGGTTCACCCTTCTACAACATCATGTCTCTTAGGACGTGGAACTTATTCGCGACGATCGTCTATTCGTTCTACTCGACCCGTTTGCAAAAGGGCGTTGGCTACAACGACAAGACCGGGTTTATCCTTGCCTCCGAAGCCAACCGGCTTGACGAGCTCATGAACGCGGAGCTTAGCAAAATCATCGGTTCGAAGTGCGTCAACGCGCGGTGCAAGGTTTCCCGACGGGATGACCTCCGCGTCAAGAACCCCACGATCCACGTAGAGGGTGGCGTGCAGCCCTTCGCCTATCCAACCTTCATTTCGCTTAACCTCGGCTTTTTGCTTCCCAGCTAAGGATTGAACCATGTCATTAGATTTAGAGAGAGTAGACTTCAACCCGCATAGCTGGCCCTCGCTGATCTACGCGATCAACGGGCAGCAAATCTTTGGCGTGACTGCGATCAGCCCGATTAACTGGAAGCGTGAGCGCGTTGATGGCTACGGCATGGGCCGCAGCCACGCTCCCCGCACGTACTCACACGGAAAGGTCAGTTTTGAGAACTTCAAAGTTAAGCTCTATTCAGATTCAGTCGAAACACTGCGTAATTACTACGCCAGTTTCGCAGAGGACGGGCTGAGCTTTACGAATCCGAAGCTTACCCACACGATCGAATACTACGAGTCAGACAACCCACTCAATAAGTTCGTCCGCCTCGAAAATGTGTCGTGGGTGGCTGAAAGCGCCGCGCACGATGAGAGCCCGGACCCACTTTTCACTGAGGTCGAGTTCAAAATTCTCCGCTGCTATATCAACGGCAAGCCCCCGTGGGATGCTGTTCGCGTCTAACCGTTAGCCAAAGGAAAACAGACCAATGACCGAAATCGAAACACTCGAACAGAAGCGGGAGCGCATTACAGCACTGCGAGTGGCGCAAGCTGCAACGACACAAGCGGCACAAGACGCAATCGACTCCCAGGCCCTCGACAGTGAGGAGCGGCTCTATTCTGAATTCACGACTCTAGGGCGGCTAGGCTACGACTTCGCGGGCGTCATATCACGTAAGACGGGCTACCTGGTAGTGCTGAGGGCGCCTAGCAAAGTGGCCTACCGCACATACCAGAGCAACACTGCGTTGGTGGGCTCTCCGCAAGCCAAGCTCACGCTAGCCGACTGCATGACTCAGTTGGTGCAAGGGTGCGTTGTGACATCCAAAGAAGATTTTAACGCATTGCAAGACGTGGAGCCGGAGATACTTCGCCGATCATGTGACGCAGTGTGTAAGCTTGCCGGTGCCCGCGCGGAGGATATCGAGGGAAAATAATAAAGGGCCTTGAGAAGGCCCGGCATGATGACAGATTCCGAGGGCTTGCGCTTACTGAGTTCATGCGGCCCTCGGACGCCCCAGATAGTGAAGTGCTAGGCGAAGTAGGGGCCACGCTGCTAGGTGAGTTCACGAGACTGGTTGTCGAAGCACTAACGAAGAAATGACCCATGGCTGACGCAGTCGCACAATTCGGAATTGAGTTTACGGACGAAAGCGGGCCGGCGATTGCGTCATTCAAGGGCAATGCTGCTGCTTTGAAAGACGAGCTTAGCGCAAGCCAAGCCGAGCTAGGCAACATGCAGAAGGCCTTGCGCCAAATGACAGGTGCGGGGAATGTTGCAACGGCCCAGGTATCGAAGCTAAAGCAGCAGATAGCCGATCAGAAAGTGCACGTTGCGGGGCTGGCCGTGCGCAATCATCAGCTGGGGATCAGCTATAAGGCTTCGAATGTTGAGCAACGCAACGCGGCAACGGGCCTTGAGTCCCTGAAAGCCGGGCTCCAAGGTGCTAACGGCCCTCTAGGCGCGATGGGCTCCAACGTGCTTGGCCTTGCTTCGAAGCTTGGCCGTGCCGGGCTTGTGGGCGTCGCAATCATCGCAGTGGCTGCGATCGTTGCACTAGGCGTTGCACTAGGCGTTGCAGCGTATCAGCTGACACGCTTCGCGGTCTCGAATGCGGACGCTTACCGCTCGGAATCGTTGATGCTTGAAGCCCTGATGAAAATCCCCGACTGGTGGGGCAGGGCCGCGGGCAAGGCTTCCGAGCTGATGGCCAGCACGAACCTCATGGCCGCGACGTACGGCCTGGCCCGGTCGCAAGTAATGGGTTTTACCACAAGCCTATATCAGCAAGGCTACCGTGGGGCAGTGCTGCAACGCGCGCTTGAATCGACTTCGATCGCTGTGGCGGCCTTTGGCGGTGACGTAGCGCAAGCTAATCGCTACATGGGCGCCATGAGCTGGCAGTTCGGCTACCTGGGCAAAGGCTCCGCGGCGTTTGCTGCGCGCGTCAAGCGCGACCTAGGCGACATCGCAACGCGTCAGGCGCTAGGGCTCTCGAAGCAACTGGCGTCACTAAAGCAGAATATCGGAATGCTGTTCAGCGGCGTCAAGATTGAAGGCTTTCTGCGCGGGCTGAACCTCGTACTTAGCCAGTTCAGTGAGACGACGATCAGCGGGCAGATCCTGAAGCGCCTGATTGAAGATATGTTTTCGCCCCTAGGGAAAGCTGAAGGCCTTGGCGTAATCGTCAAGCACATGATCCAAGATATGATTTACTGGGTTTTGCTAGCGCAAACCAAGTGGATAGAGCTTGAGATCGTGTTTGCTCGCCTAGGCAATGCGATCGACGGACTTGGACCGCGAGGGCAGCTAGCTTTGCAAGGGCTGAAGGGCTTAGGCGGTATGCTGCTTGAGCCTTTCAAGTTCGCAGCGGAGCAACTGTTTACCGTGATGTTCCCCTGGGTGTCTGCAGTCGTTCGACTCGGCCCCTACATGTGGCAGGCCGCTAAGACGATCTGGACGAACCTAAAGGCCATCTTCACGCACGGGTGTGACGGCATAGGGGGTTACATTCTGGAGGGCCTCGCAAACGGCATAGCTGAGAAGGCCGCGCTAGTTTGGAATGCAGCCAAGGGCCTTGCCACAGGCCTCGTGAAGATTATCAAGACAGTGCTGGGCATCCACAGCCCCTCGCTAGTGATGCGAATGCAGGTGGGCCACCAAGTGCCCGCCGGCATGGCGCTAGGCGTTAGGGCTGGTATCCCCATGGTTCGTGCGGCTGCCCGTGAAATGGCTGCCGTGCCTATTCAGGAGGGCGCAGCACCGCAACGCCAGACGGCGTTTAGTTTTGGCTCGGCCCAGGCCAGCCGTGGGAACACGACGGTCAACGTCAACCCAACGATCGTCGTTGACGGGGCGAAGGGTAATGTGCTAGACCAAATACGTGACGGCATGGCAGTGATTCTTCAGCAGGCCTTGGCACAAGCGGGGTTGGCATGACAGTAGCAGAAGCCGGATATTTCTCCCCCGAAAATACGCCCGTTGACTATGTCAAGTTTGCCGGCTCGCAAACTCCCGGATACGCGGAGGTCAAAGGGCTGCACGCGCCCCGTAAGATTCAAGCGCAAGCGGGCCCGGGGCTTTCAGGCGCACGTTATATGTTCATGGGCCTTGAGGTTGTGGAGTTCCACGTCTTGATCCATTTGCAGGACGACGATGACTGGCGCGACTGGGAGGCGTACAAGCGCGTAGGTGCTGCGGGTGCTGCCCTCCGGAATCCGATCGGCGAGGGCTCGGGCCAGGCATTCGTGCAGCTGCGGCCTGTGACGTTCTGGCATCCGTTCGCAGCCGACCCGACGATCATGATTGACGCGGTGCTGATCAAGGATGTAACGCAGCCCGAACGCGAAGGCGATGGCTCGATGTGGGGCGTGGATATCACGTGCCTTGGCTACCGGGCCTTGAAGGTACAGTCAGCGCCGTACAGCAAACCCGAGGGGCCTAAGCCTGACGAGCGTGACGCGCGCAATCTAGCTCAAGAAAAGACTAAAGCCGCCGCACAGCAACGCCTCGAAGACTTACGCAACGCAACCCCACCGGCACCCAAATGAAGACAATACACGAAGCATTTGACCGAGTAGCGAATTGCATGCGAGCGTGCGCTTACGCAGGGGTTGCGATACCTGCGGAAGTGTGGCATGCTTACGTGGACGTGACTCGTATGCTAGCCGGAGATTTCAAAGAAGAAGACCACCCACGGTCGGATGACGGGAAGTTTGGCTCTGGGGGTGGGGCAAAGGACGAAAGTGGCCCCGGAAAAGGCACGACGCATAAGGATTTTCGCGACAGCAAAGTGGTTGTTGGCGACGAGAAGTTTTTCGCGAAGGCTCAAGCGCATTTCTCTAAGATGTTCAAGTCGGAGCTAAGCCCGGACACGCTGAGAGAACTAGTGGGTGTGGAGGGTATGTTTGAGGGGTCCGAGGTAGAATACACGCTAAAGCCCTACGGTGCTGACGGTATCGATTACACCGCTGCGGTTTTCAAGGATGGTAAGGAGATAGCTACGATCCGTCGTCAAATTTCTACGTCCTACGAAAACGGGCTGAATGGCGCCCCAGTCGTTCACCACGACCTGATGGTCATTGCGGAGGAGTATCAGGCGTCGGGACAGGGCACCGCACTGTTTTCGAAACAGGTCGAACTATACCAGAAAATGGGGGTCGCGATGATCGACACTGATGCGGCATGGGTTGGCCAGTACCAGTGGCCCCGGCTTGGGTACGAGCTGCAGGAGTCTAAGGATCTCGAGCCGATAAAGGAGGACTTTGCGAAGTTCATGAAGGCTAAAGGGCAGACGGATTCTGACGTGGCCAAGGCTCTGGCCAAAGTAAAAAGCTTGCACGACTTGGCCAATACCACAGTGAAGTCCAACACGGTGCCACCGGAGCTGGGGGAAACCAAGCCCCCTGTTACGGTCAAGTTCGGCAAGTTGTTTCTCATAGATCGTGGGAAGCGTGAGGATAAGTCCACTATTCCACTGAAGTTTGACTTGCGCAAGGGCAGTAAGAGTGTCAAGATACTAGACAAGGTTATCGTAAAGAAAGCCGCGAAATGAAAAAGCAAGGAAAGTGCCCAGTAGGAATAAAAGAGCTTCCGCCGGAAGCTTACCTGGTTACCGATCCGCCGAAGGACCCTAAAGGCCCTCCGAAGGATGACTCCGAGAGTGACTGACCTCGGCGCATTCGAACTAGCTGGCCACCCTTGCACTGGCGAGCTGCACGTGCCCAGCACGGGCGTCTGGATTGCAGACATCGAGCTAGCGGAGGCTACGGCACTCACGGGTGCCCAGGTGCTTATGATCGGCGGTGCATCGTTCACGGGCACCATTGACCCGGAGTATTCTGGCACATTTGCAGGTGTCGCATGCTACCGGTTGGTAGGTGGCGCGAATGCATGGGGCCGCAAGATTCCCGCGCAAGCATACCACAACGATGGCTCGCTGAAGGCTTCGCGCGTTGCCCTTGACGTTGCGAAAATGATCGGCGAGAAGATCGGCGATTTTGAGCCAGACGGGCAGCTAGGCAGCGACTACGTACGGCGTGAAACCGCAGCATCGCAAGCGCTAGAGTATTGCGCCCAGGGCACCCCGTGGTGGGTTGACTTCGAGGGCGTGACGCAGGTCAAGGCCCGGGCGCCCTATGTGCCCGACCCATCGAAATACCACGTAGTAACCTACGACCCGATAACGCAGTTTGCAACTATTGCGATCGATGACCCGCAAGTGATCGGCATCGGCGCGCAGCTGACGTCGGACCGGTTCACGGGCACGTTGACGATTCGCGAGTATTCAATTTCGGCGCATGGCGGAAGCATTGACGTGCACGCTTGGCTAGGCGCAAGCGCTGACACGGGGCACAACCGGATAGCCCAGCTGATGGCCGCCCACGCAAAACGCGCTATAGATGAAAGGCTATATGTGCGATGGCGATACCGCGTTGACTCAGTTTCGGGGGACGGCCGCTTGAACCTCGTAGCGGTTTCCGATCGTGCACCTGTGCGGATGGTGTCCAACTTCGCCCCGGCCGGGGTTTACGCTGAAATGTCGCCCGGCGCTGTGGTGCTACTCGAGTTCCTGGAGGGCAACCCGGCCTTGCCTGTGGTGTCACCCTCCTGCGATACGCGCGACCAGTTCGCCACGCCAAAGCGCCTGACGCTAGGCGGCGGGCCTAAAGACTCGGACTCGGCGGCAGACGTTGCCTTCAAAGGCGCGGAGGTTGACGTGCTGCTGCCCCCAGCGGTTTTCGTGGGCACGGTCGGCGGCGCACCAGCTACGGGCGCGATCATTTGGTCAGCGCCTAAGACCCTGGGCATGATCGCGGTAGGCTCAACCAAGGCCGGAGTGGTGCTGTGACTGACACCCTGACGAACTTGGGCGAAATCGAACTGGCCGCAGTCATTCCCGGGGCAGTGGCAGCGTTAGCCATTGCCTTGCCTGACCTACAGGCAAGGCTGGACGCGTTGCTCGCCTTCAGTCCCGGGGCCATTGACTTGCACGCGAACCTTGCTTTGGCTGAGAAGATTATCATCGATATCAAAGCCGCTATTGCCTTGAATATTGTTCCGCCGTCTATCAGCGCGCAAATAGCGATTGTGCTGGGGCTCGTGGCAGCGCTGAAAGCCCAACTAGCGGCTATCGCTGCATTCAAGGCACTTCTCACGGCCAGGGCATTTGTCTACGCCTACAGTGGCACGACGGCGGGCTACGGCCCAAAGATTACCGCGGAGCTAGCTGCGGGATTCCCCGGCACAGGTAATGCTCTTGATCAGGCTACGATCCTAACTATCGGCGCTACCGCTCAGGCTTCAGTAACGGCTATGGCCGGCGTATTCGTGGGTATCTAATGCAAGAATTCGACGACGCAATCGCAGCTTATCTGAACGGCGGTTTATTGCCGGACGGCTCGGCCATGCGTTTTGACGCTGAGATGCCTGGCACTACGCTTGCGGGGCTTTCGCAGCAATGCCAGACTCCGGACGCAACCGGCTTTGGCGCTGATACCGTTTGCGATACGGATATCCACCCGACCGAAATGGACGACCCGAGCAGCCCACAGACTGTGGCCCTCGCCAACTGGCGCCGGCTGCAAACCCCCCTTGGGTTTCTGGCCCTGCTTGACGATGACCCCAGCTACGGTTTCGATTGTGATGGCCTCCTGCAGAAGCCTCTCGCCCCGGATGATCTCACGCGCATGTCCGATACCATCGAAGCGCAGATATTGCTGGACCCACGCAATGCTACTTGCGTTTGCGATGTCCGCAAATTCGACAACCCGACGGGGCTGCAGATATCGCTGTCAGGTACGACGCGCACGGGCGCAGCCTGGAACCTAGTTGCTGCGCTGACTAACGCCGGAATGCTGCTTGAATCGATCGACAAGGGACTAGCGAACAATGCCTAAGCATCTCTCATTTGAGCAACTGATCGCACCGATCCAAGCCCTGGACGTCCGCAAAACGCTGTACACAATTCTTCAGCGCTTCGGCATAAAGACCACCACGTGGCAGCCTGGCGACCCAACCCGCACCACGTTGCAAGCCGTTAGCTTGTTGCACTCGGCTCACACGTACTGGGCGAGCAACGCGATTCGCATGAAGTTTCTGCAGCTGGCCAAAGGCGACTGGGCCCGCGCCACGGCTAAATTCGACTACGGCACGGAGGGCAATTCCGCGCAGCCTGCTGCAGGCAATGTGATGTTCGCCAACAGCACTGGCGCGCCGATGGTTTTCGCACCGGAAGATATCACGATCAAGTACACTAAGACCAACGCAGATCAGTCCACGAGCGTCTACACCTATCACAATACGTCTAGCTTAACGGTGGCTGCGGGTGGGTCCCTCGCAAGCGCAATCGAAGCAGATAGCGTAGGCCGGGCCTCGACTCTTCCCGCAGGGACTGCCGTCACGCTTTCACCCGCAATCAACGGCCTGACCGTCACGGTTCCTAGCACGTTGCTTGGCCGTGACGAGGAGTCGATCCAATCACTGGTCAACCGTGCGATGCTGGCGCACCCGGCTGCGTCCAGGCTAAGCCCCGCGGAAGTGTATCAAGACGTTGCCCTACGCGTTACGAACGCCGATGGCTCGTTGATCTGCGGCAAGGTTCGCGTGGTTCCAGGTAACCCCGTGCGGGTGCTGGTCGAGTCGATATCGGGTGGCGCAATCCCCGGCGATGCGAACGACGTCAATACCCCGCTCGGCCGTCTGAATGTCGCGATCCAGACCAAAGCCGTGACGCAGGGGGTTACCGCCGTCGTGCAGAACGTGATCATACTCGTGGTTGGCCTGACCTACACGGCTTTCGTGCGGCGTGACTCGCAATACTCGGACGACCAAGTCAAGGACCTGATCGCGACGTCGCTCTACGATACGTTCTCTGAGCTTCCGATCGGCGGCTTCGAACTGCCCACGGCGCTAGTCGACCCCTCACATCTTGCTGGTAGCCGTTGGGTGTTCCTTGACTCGCTGAAAGCGGCAGTCGAAAACCCGACTGGCCCGGACAGCAACGTCACTAACCCCGTGTTCAAAGCCGTTGTAACGACGGACTACGCCGGGGCCAATGACCTGCTAACGGGTGACGGGGTGCAAATGCAGCTCGGCCAAGTCAATGCTACTGTGGTGCGGCTGTGATTGTCCCCGGTACGCCAGTCGGCGGCGGGCTCGACTTCGAGCTGGGCGACACCCTGGCGGATCCGGTCAACCCCGCCCGCCCGGACGTAAGCAACGGCCAGCGTTCGATATCCTGGCTCGATACCTTGCTAGGCCTAGTGCCTCGCTGGCTCAAGGGGCGTGTGTCGCTCGACCCCACGCAGTGCGGCGACGGGTACAAGGTTCTCACGGCCGCAGGCGCGATATGGGACGAGCAGGAGCTAATCCTGCGGCAAGGCATGTTGGCCAGCTTCCCCGGCTTTGGCGACGATCGCTCGCTTGACCTGCTGGGCCTGCAACGGGGTATCGTCCGCGGCCCGCTTGAAACGTCCGCAGCCTACGCCGAACGACTCCGCTTTTGGCGTCAGGTCAACGCCCGCAAGGGTTCGCCCTGGGTACTACTCGAGCAAGTGCAAGCCTATCTGGCAGGATACCCCGTAGAATGCCGGCTAATCTGTGGCGATGGCACGGCCACCAGCCCTGCCACCCGATACACCCTAGCCCCGGACGGGTACCTCTACCACGGCGAATATCTTGACGCCCCCAACGGCACGGCCGTCACGGACACTACCCCTGGCGCGTGGGACTGGGGTCCGCAAGAGCCTGGCTCGCCATTCCTCCCGACGTCCAGGGAATGGCTGATCTTGTATGGTCACCCGTGGCAACGGGATGGCCTGTGGTCCGACCCAGGGCTTTGGAACGACCTGGACAGCTCGGACAACGGCCCGTTAGGTACGCCGCTTGACCCATACCAGGGCCAAGCCAAGAACCCCGATCGCACGCCCACCTACGGCTCCACGGCTGCGTTTGCAACAGTTTCCGGGCTGCTGGGCATAGCCGCGTCGTGGGTGCCACCGCACGCCCGCCTGGAGCAAGTAATCGTGTGCTTCGATCGCACGACTTTTGACAATTTTCAGCCGGACGGCACGTATAATCTACCTGGCAACCGGGACCCGAACGCGCTATACTGGAAAGGCTAAGCAAGAACTATGCCGACTTACGATCTACTCACCGGGACGCCAGTCTGGCACAGCCAGATCCGAACGCCCG